CCAACCCAGATCATATTGAGCGTTGTGCATGATTTTCTCAGCCGGACACTCGAACACTTTCTTTAGCCATTTGTTAACAATACGCTCATCAAGGTTACCACCCCCTTGGTGTCGGATAGGAATGTAGCCTGCCCAGTTCTCTACTGCGATGGCGTAACCCACGACTTCACCATCACCTGTGGACCATCCGGGTCCGTTTGTCTTCAGGTTAGGGTCGCGGGTTTCGACATCGATTGCGATACGAGCGGCACCGGTTAGGTCCGGGAGCTCGGTCGGGGGTATCCATTCCGTCTTAGGTGTAAACATTGCCATCTGTAAACTCATTATTTCTTCCTTGGATCGTCGTTCATAGAGTAGCGCAAGTACCACATAGCCTTTAGCTTATCCTGCGCAGAGTATTTGTTCTTTTTGTTCATACGCCAAATGTACTTAAATGAAGCGATCTCCGCATAAATACGAACATTCTCTTTTCCGAAAGCCGCTACCATAGCGTCGATGCACTCAATACTTCCATCTGCATAATGGCTAGGCTGTGACACCATTCTGTTTACGCCCGGTTCTGAACCGCCGTCATTCTTTTCCAAGTGTTTTTCCCAATGTTCTAGGGTTCTTTCGATAGATTTTCCGTCTATTATTACTTCTCTGTCTTTCATATTAAATCCTCTATATCTTTTAAATCATTTAAGCTTGCTTTTGAAAAAAATGCCGGGGTTTCATCCCCAACCCATGAACCAAGTATATTAAACTCAAAAAACTCTACGGCATCGTCGTAAGTCATACCGTCGTTGTAAACTAAAAGTTGTAACACTTTGTCAGTGTCATACAAAATGACGGGCTCTTGTCCGCATCGTTGAACAAGTCCCATGATTGCATCGTTATATCCATCGGCTTTTAACATGTGTCTCTCCTATTAAAGATCATAACTTCGACTAACGTCTTCGGGTTCTACGATAAACAAACTGTGCCTAGTGCGGGTCACGCCCACATAAAACACCCTGTGCATATCATCTGGGTTATCACTCATCTCATTGTCTGCCGCAGGGGATAGGTCCGTGAACAGTACAACGTTGTCCGCCTCACCACCTTTTGACCCGTGGATCGTGGACACTGTAATACGGGGGTTTCCGTTAAACTTTTCACCCCGGCGTAACATTGCAATAATATAGGCCCGATCATTCTCGGGTAGTTTATCGAGTGCTTCGTGCCAAATAAGATTGTTGTCGACCAGCAGACCGTGCTTACTTTGTAGTTCCGTCAGGTTAACAAACTCGTGATCTTCTACCCCGGGCACTTTCTTAAAGCCTCGAGTGACATGAGTCTTGATAGACATGAACCCGTATATTTTACGCGCCACTTCCCCGGTGACTTCGCCTCCTTTACGCAAGTGTTCCCAACCATTTACCGCATCGCTTATTCGCTCCGATATGGACCGGTGGCCGCGATACGTGAACAGGTAACCATTGGCCCTAAGATCGCTTACAACGGGCTGTAACAGGTACCCTGCTTGCGAGAGGACCAGCCATGATCCTTCAGCCATATCTACTGAGGCTAGGGTTGAGATTCGTGAGACAACGCCTTCTTCTGTGCGAGGTTCATACTTCTTAGGAAATCGTCGGTGGATGCGTTTGACTACGCCTTCGGCAATGCGGTGAACGGAGCGTGGGACGCGATAAGATTGCGATAGCGTCTCGGACCCGCCGGGTAAATTAATAAACTGATCGACATCAGCACCGGCCCACCGGTAGATCGCTTGGTCATCATCGCCGGCGCAGTACATCTTGTCGGACTTCTTATCTAGCATGTGGGCAATGTCCCACTGTAGTGGAGACAAATCCTGCGCTTCGTCTAAGAATGTCAGCCGAAAGTTTGGGCAGACGCTGTCTCCCTGCTCTGCAAACACGGAGAGCATGTCGGTAAAGTCGTAGAGCCCGAATCGCTCCTTGTACTCACGCAGAGACTTGTCGACATAATTAACAAGATTCCATGACTCCTCCAACCGACTGAGGTTGTACTGATCCCGCAGAGGTACCTTGCGTAACCGTGCTAAGTTGATTACGCCAAGCACAGGGTCGCTTGATTTAGTAACACTGGGTAGGTCGTCATCAAAGTTAGATACCTTAGAACCATTAAGACTGACGCCCGTTAACTTAGACAGCTCGCGGTAGTTCTCATCTTGCATAACTTGATCGCCACGAATGTCGGACATGGTAAGCGCCAAGCTATGAAGTGTACGAAAATTGCACAGATCATGCTTAGGGTCAAGGTTAAACCGTTCGGCGGCACGTTCCTTGGCTTCGGTTGCGGCCTTTTTCGTAAACGCTAGGAATGCAATATCCATGGGCTGTATACCCGACTCCAACGCTTTGTCTACCATGTTCAACAACGTGGTGGTCTTACCCGTCCCGGGAGGCCCGAATATTCTAAACACTGTCTTTAATCTTTTTGACAATCTGCCGAATGCGCTCACGCGTCAAACCGTATTTTAATCCTATCGCGGCCAATGTCATCTTCTCTTGAACACGCAATCTGTATATCTCTGCATTTCTTTCTGGAAAACCTTTCATTAAAACGGAACCTCGTTCTGTGCGCCAAAGTTAGGTGTAGTAATATCGATGTCGGCTGAAGCAAACGCCGGAACGGACCATACTCGAACGGCCCTTCCTTTAATCTTTAACACGATGCTTTCACCATTTATGTCACGCAAGCGTTGAGCGATCTTATGGCTCTTGTATGAAAACCATTTGTTCTTAGTAAGATAACTCTCAAAATCACGTAACCTGAAGTAAGTAAGGTTTGTCTCCTCATCTGTCCACGGGCGGCGAAGCAGTATCTCTTCCTTATCCTGCGCCTGTTGCAAGAACCGGCAGAACTCTTCTAGGTAATCGTAGAACTGTCCTGCTGTACTAGCATCTACTGCAACCTCGATGATGGCGGACTCATTGTCTTTCATGTCCGTGAGCAACGTACTGATACGACTTTCCCACGTTTGCTTCTGGACAGACCGGGGCATGAAGTTTAACTGTTCCATGCAAGCTTTCTGAAACACAGGCTGACTCATCAACCCTTCCGTGTCGAGCTCCAACGGCTCACCATTAACATCCATAAACCACACCGGGGGTGTAGAGTCATACTTCCGTAGGTTAGCAATTGATGCACCCTGTATTGCGGCTCCAACCCCATACTTCCGGGTTCGGCAGAGCTCCTTGTTGCAATACGAATTAATAGGGGCGTCGCTACACTTGTAAGCAAACCATTTGTTCTTAGTAAGATAACTCTCAAAATCACGTAACCTGAAGTAAGTAAGGTTAGTCTCCTCATCTGTCCACGGGCGGCGTAACAATATCTCCTCCTTATCCTGCGCTTGCTGTAGAAACCGGCAGAACTCTTCTAGGTAATCATAGAACTGTCCTGCTGTACTAGCGTCTACTGCAACCTCAATGATGGCGGACTCATTGTCTTTCATGTCCGTGAGCAACGTACTGATACGACTTTCCCATGTTTGCTTCTGGACAGACCGTGGCATAAAGTTTAGCTGTTCCATGCAAGCCTTCTGAAATACAGGCTGACTCATCAGACCTTCCGTGTCGAGCTCCAACGGCTCACCGTTAACATCCATAAACCACACCGGGGGTGTAGAGTCATACTTCCGTAGGTTAGCAATTGATGCACCCTGTATCGCCGCGCCCACACCAAACTTTCGGGTTCGGCAGAGCTCTTTGTTACAGTAAGAATTGATCGGTGCATCATTACACTTGTAAGCATACTCCTTCCGGTGCAACTGCTTGGCAACCAGATTGACCTCGTTAAGCGGTAGGGGTGGTACAAGGTATTGCATGTTGTAGTTCAAGACCTCTAGCTCCCAAGAGTCTGGGTACGCCTTACGCAGGTAGACACCAATGTTGAACAGCCCGTTGTTGCGACCGCCTTCGGATATCTTATTGCCACACAGTATCTGCAAGCACGGCGGGCCGTCAGCCATGAGCGATGTCTTACCCTTTTCAGCCATGACTTGTAATGCTTTGACTTGCTCTAAGGTCTGCGCGTACTTCTCATGTAACTCAAAGAACTCCTCAATGGTTCCGGACGTGCCATCATCTTTAATGGCATACCGTAAACCCTCTTCAGCATTGAAGTAAGGTAAGTTTAAAAAGTTACCAACATCACCCCGGTCGAGGTGTAGCTTAATTTGTTTAGGGAATATCTCACTCTCGCCGTATCCCAATGCGGCACTCATGCACTGTAACGCTTTCTGCATGTCTTTGGCGTCTATCCAATCGTTGGTAAATAGAAAACAATGTGCGCCGCCTGATTTAGATCGGCACACTACTAAAGGTAAGTCTAACTTTCTTATTTTTGTTACTAAAAGTTTGTGGTCTAGTGGATACTGGTCGACATCGATACAGCCCCATTTGGAACTGTTGTCTTCATTGATAGGGATAATTCCAATCCCATTTTTTCCTTTTAGATGGTTCTCCCACAAGAGCATGGTCCGTGGCTCGCGTACTAATCTTGCTTTACCCTTGGTCTTACCGTTTGCTCCGGTGTTTTCTATCTTGAAGGTACCATAGGCTTCTTGCAATCCATCGAAGATGGTCATGAATTTTTCGATAACAATCATTATTATGCCTTCATATCCTGAAGTGGTAAAAAAGGGCGACCTCTGCCGCCCCTCAACTTACAAACGGTCTAGAATGCTGACCGATCTCCGGTATTCGCACTGTCTTCGCCATGTTTGACGACTACATCACCGGCGGTGATGCTCTCAGCGAATTCTTTACAACGGATGTAAGTACCCTTGTCAGATACAGGACTCACACGGCTCATTTCCCAACCGTGCCAACTACCTTTACTGTTCTCTTCCTTCAATGTTTTCAAAAGATAGATGTGACTAAAACGTGGTGGAGTAAAGGGACCATTCTTCCCTTGCATCTGTACTGACTGCATCATTGAATTCCACTTACGTGACTTTTTAAGCTGAGTTGATTTCATCGCGATCAACGCAGTTTCGGCAGAGCCGTCATCATTTAACACTACAACAAAGTGCTGATGAGTCTCCTCAATGTAATCCCCGGTACCGCCGATAACATATTCTTTGTTATCTTCAGTTGAACGCTCTGTCTTTGGGCGCTCTTGAGTAGGCTCGTAGATTGCAATAGGTGCCGAGCTTCCTTCACCACGAGGTGACCACTGAATGAAACGACGTTGGTACGCACAAGGAATAACCTTGATACCTTCGGCGCCTTTGTACAACGCGTTCGTAACGGTGTTCAATATGTCACCCTTACGTGCATTGTCCATGTCGTCCAAGACCGGATCATTACCTGATAACACTTTGAGGAACGGTAGTGCTAAGTCCTCTTGACCCATGTTGTCCATACCTATCCCGGCGTCATCTTCAAATAATGAAGTTACTTCCAAAGATAGTTCTTTCTTTTTAGCTTCTGTTACTGCTTTTGAATCTGACATTACATTTTTCCTTTCTTAATAGTAGCTCTTTGCCCAACATATGCCCCAAATAATTCCATTGGGAATTCCTCACCCGCTTCAACGCGTTCTTTAACAAACGCTCGCAAGGTTTGCGGATGCACTTCAGTCTTCTGCTCGGCGTAAAATCCTTCCTTCTCTGCAAAAGATGCGAATGCACTCGCCTTATCGTCTTCACCACGACCAAACTGACATGCAACGGTGTTCTTGATGATGTCGTCGTAACCTTGCTCACGTAGCCATTCAAAGGCTTGTGGACGATTGGCGACTAATATTGATGCCCCGTAAGTTGACTTCACTATGACTTCGGAACCGTCGTCTAGTGAAAATTTGGAAATGCCTATCTCTGCAAGCATAGAAGGCATGTCTTCATCCGTGAATTTCAAAAGTTCTTTCTTATGCGCCTTGAGTTCTTCTTCAAGATGCGAGATAGTACCCTCCTTCGCACGGATTGCTCGAGCCAGACCGGCCACAGAATTAAGGCCCTCCTGATCAAGTTTCTCTACAGATGTTGCAAGATTCGTTTCAAAATCTTCCTCCATCATTTGTAACACATCGCTCATCGCGTTCTCCTTTTCGTTATTAAAGACACCGGTTGGGTCTTGACAAAGCCATATATTATCTTATACTCGATTTCTGTCAAGAGGAATTTAACTAAATGCTGAAAATAAATAATTTTAAGTTCAAAACCAAACCTTTCGCCCACCAAAATGAAGCCCTTTCCGACTCTTGGGACAAGCCTTTTTACGCGTTGTTGATGGAAATGGGGACGGGAAAAACAAAGGTAGCTTTGGACACAATGTCTATGTTGTATGAAGACCAGAAGATAAACGCTTGTTTGGTTGTAGCCCCTAAAGGAGTGTATGACAACTGGATTCGGGGTGAGATACCCACGCATGTCCCGGATCGGATAGACCTCACTGTATTAAGGTGGACCCCCAGTACATCTAAGAAGTATCAAGCGGAGCTCAATGAGTTTACAAACAGCACGGATAAAAGTCTAAAGGTATTTGTGATGAATACAGAGGCGTTCTCTACGCCCCGGGCGGCCATGATAGCGTATGAGTTTCTTACTCGTAACCCGGACAATTTAGTTATTGTTGACGAGTCTACGACGATAAAAAACCGTAAAGCGGCGCGGACCAAGAACATTATTTCAATGAACAAAATCAGCAAGTACAGACGCATTCTGACGGGTAGTCCCATTACCAAATCACCTATGGACCTTTATAGCCAGTGCCTATTCTTAACGCCCAAAGCGTTAGGCTTCAATAGTTATTATGCCTTCCAAAGCAGATACTCCATTGTACAGCGCCGGGTCATGGGCCAACGTAGTTTCCAAGAGATTACAGGGTATAGACGGTTAGATGAGCTCAACATCAACCTAGACAAGTTTAGCAACCGAGTACTAAAGGTAGATTGCTTAGACTTACCGGAGAAGTTATACATTCGCCGGGATGTTCCACTGACGCCCGAACAGGTCAGAGTGTACAACCAGATGCAAAAGTTAGCGTTAGCCAAGCTTGAGAGCGGAGAGTTGGCTACAACGGCTAGTGTCCTGACACAGATTATGCGCTTACAACAAATCTGTTGTGGGTTCTTACAACCGGATGATGGTGAGATAGAACTACTGCCAAGCAGACGCTTGGATGAACTACTTGAAATAACCGACGAGTTGCAGGGTAAGGCGATTATCTGGGCTTCATACACCCATGACATCAACCAAATCGCAAAGGCGTTAGGCGAGCGTTTTGGGCCTAATTCAGTGGCTACCTATTATGGGGCTACAGAGCAAGATGAGCGTCAAAATATTGTAGAAGAGTTTCAGAAACCTGACTCGGAGCTTCGGTTCTTTATCGGACAGCCTAAAACGGGCGGGTACGGCATAACACTGACCGCCGCGAACACCGTTGTGTACTTTAGTAACAGTTATGATTTAGAGATTAGACTACAGTCCGAGGACCGTGCGCACCGAATAGGACAGAAGAAGGCCGTTACCTATATAGATTTGGTATGTCCCGGGACTATTGATGAAAAGATACTCGCCGCTTTACGCGGCAAGATAGATTTAGCCGGACAAGTACTAGGTGAGAACACTAAGCACTGGCTTTCTTAATTTTCTTCAACGTCTTTTCTAACGTTTTTGC